AGCTCTACCACCACCTGCTGTACCTATGTTAAAGTCTTGACCATCTGAGCCTGTAATAATGTCATTAGCAGTACCACCAACACCAAACTTAGCTAATGGTGTTCCACTATCACCCATGATAATTTCATTCTTATCACTTACTGCATTGGTGTTAAGTTTAAGAGTAAAGTCTCCACCTGTATTGTCAAATAAAACTTCTGAACTATTTACAGTCAAACCATCAGCAGTTACTGTACCTGTTACGTCTATGCCTGATCCACTAACACTTATCCCTGCCTCAGTGTTTAATACATTGGTAAAAGAATCTGATATGGCTTTGTTGTTTGAATCTCCTATGAAGATATCGCCATCATCTAAGTTTGGTACGGCATTTGTTCTCCCGGCACCGCCCACCTTGATAGATCCACTAGAGGCATGAACTCTTTGTACCATACCAATGTTTTGTAATTTAGTGGCTTCTAGTCCAGAGGGATTGTTGGTTAATGATCCTGCGGTTGTGTGAACGTAGAGGATGTCGCCGAGGGAATAAGAAGAAGTGTCCAATCCTTTTAATGTACCAAAGCTAGTGATTTCTACTTCTGCGTTAGTAGATACTGTTGCCTCTGCTAAGCCGAAGGCTGGCATTTTTGCAGTGTCATCTGCGTCTGCTAAAGATACTACTGGGACTTCTCCTGATATGCCTGAGATATATACAGCTTGTCCCTTGGTTATATTTTCCCCCGCTTTAGCCGTGAAGCGTACTACTGAGTCTTTTAAAAATTCACCATGTACTTTAGTCTTTGCCATTACTTATTCCTAATTTGCTGCTATATATGCTTTACCAGTCGAGATCGCATCTGTATAAGATGTTTTATCATCTGAGCTACCAGCTACATCAGGTGTATCATCATCTTCATCAACAGGTGCATACGCTAAGACCAGTTCCAAGTGATCTACGTTTCTTTGTACCATATCGTTAATTTCTGATTGCTCCATACCTTCAACATTCCAAGTTCCAGCGTTTACTTCGTTAATTAAAGTTACGCTATCTGTTGCTGCTGTTAAGACTTCGCTTACTGTTTGTGCCATATTATTCTCCTTTTAAAGTCTGTATTTCGGCTTTTAATTCATCTACTTGTGTAGATAGTTCTTGTAAGGCTTTTACCATAATAGGCATTAATGAAGCATCACCAACTCTTTGTCTGCCATCTGATTCATCTTCAGTCCACATATCAAAGCCTTCTTTAAGATTGTGCTTATCTATAGCTTCTTTAACTTCTTGAGCTATAAAACCATGATTGTATTTACCATTCATAACTCTTTCTTCAGAATCTGAATGTGCGTTTAGTTCAGATGGTACATCTTTAGCTTTTTTCCATTTAAAAGTTACTGGTCTTAAATCGTTTATAAAATCTAAACCTACTTCTTCGTTTTGTATATCTTCTTTTAATCTTATATCTGAAGGTGCTGTAATTGTAGTAGCACCAAAAGCTATATTTGAATCTGTGCTACCTGCACCAAATGTAAAATTATCATTTCCTGTTCCTGTTACTGAATTACCCATTACAATTTGACCAGAACCACTAGCAGCAGAAGGCTGACAAGACACACCAACAATAACATTTGTATTACCTGTAGTAATACTATTTCCTGCAAAAGTTCCAATACAAGTATTATTACCTCCTGTAGTAATATTAGTTGCTGATTCAGTTCCAAGTCCTGCGTTACGAACACCTGTAGTTACACGATATAAACTTGCTTCTCCCAAAGCACAATTTTGGGAACCAGTTGTCATATCAGGTAAAGTTCTTGAACCAACAGCAGTATTTGAACCACCTGTTGTTTGTGATGTAAGTGCTTCAAAACCTATTGCTGTATTATAACTTGCTGTAGTATTAGCATCTAAAGCATAAGCACCCACAGCAGTATTAATTGTACCTGTAGTGTTTTCTTCTAAAGCATGATAACCAACTGCTGTGTTGCTTGAGGCTGTTGTATTGCTTTTTAATGCTCTCATACCTACAGCAGTATTATTACTACCTGTACTATTATCAGCGAAAGATTCATAACCTAAAGAGGTATTATTACCACCAGTAGTATTATCTTCCATAGCTTTAGAACCTATAGCAGTATTATTAGTTCCTGTGGTGTTAGCAGTCAAAGAGTTATAACCTAATGAAGCTAAGTTATCGCCAGTAGTGTTATGGTCTAAGGCTCTATAACCAACTGCTGTATTTTGAGCAGCACCTACGTTTCTAAGCAATGCTTCATATCCTATAGCTGTATTATAATTTGAAGTATTTTGATTTAAAGCTGCATAACCTAAAGCTACGTTATAACTTCCAGTAACATTATCAGATAAAGCAAAAGTACCAACACCTGTATTTCTAGCACCTGTGGTTTGTGCATCTAAAACATTAGAACCAATAGCTACGTTATAGTCAGATGTAGTGTTTGATAATAAAGCTTGATAACCAACTGATGTGTTGTTAGCACCTGTGGTATTAGTCTCCATAGCACTACTACCAATAGAGGTATTAAACGAAGCTGTTGTATTATTAAATAATGAGAAAGCACCTAAGGCAACATTATCCGCACCTGTTGAATTTGTACCTAACGAATGATAACCAACTCCTGTATTTTCATTTGCTGTGGTAGTTGCATCTCCTGCAAGACCACCAATAAATGTATTTTTAACACCTGAGTTAATTGATAGACCTGCGTTATATCCTATAGCAACATTATAAGTATCGGTACTTGATGCTGCTGTCATATTTTGTAATGCTTGTTCACCAACAGCTACGTTTCTATCTGCTGCGACATTAGTTGTCATAGCATCAGTACCAATAGCCACATTAGTATTACCTATGGTGTTTGCAGCTAATGCATCTTTACCAACAGCTACATTGTTTCCTCCAGAGGTTGCTGCGGTTAATGCATTTGTTCCAACTGCTACGCTTTCTGCACCACTTGTAAGACTATCTAAAGCTGTATTACCTAAAGCTACGTTATCTGTACCAGTTGGATAATTACCATCAAGTTTAATTGTTCCATCAACTACGATAGAAGCAAAGCTTGGTGTTGATGTTCCACCGTCTAAATAAGTTTCTACATCACTATCAGTATAACCTGCTGGAATGTCACCAAATGATAATGTGCCACTACCGTTTGTTGTTAGTACTTGTCCATTAGTTCCATCAGATACATTAAGTTGAGTTATACCAATGCTGTTGTCAGCGATGCTCGAAGTGGTAACAGCGTTTGCCGCTAAGTTATCTGCTGTGATCTTAGTATTAGCCACTTTCTTTTATCTCCCGGATTTCCTGCTTGAGTGTTTCTATTTGTTCTTGTTGTTCTTGTATAGCTTTTACCAAGTAAGGTGTAAGTTTGCCATAATCAACACCCCAAGCATTTTCTTTAACATCTTCACCCCCCTCTGCTACTGCTTCAGGAACTAAATTATTTAATTCTTGTGCTATAAAACCTACTTGATGTGTTCCATCTTTTTTCCAATCAAATTCACGAACTTTTATATCTTTAACTAATTGTAATTGAGAAGAAGCATCAACTATGTTTTCTTTAAGTCTTTCATCAGAGACTGTACTAAAAACAACTGAACTTGCATTGTTAGCATATACTGAGCCAATAGTTCCATCACCATCAGCAAAATGTATAAAACTTGCATTTGTGCAATCATTATCGTTTGTAAAAGCAAGTCTTAATATTATATTGCCTATTGATGTAGTAGCATCAGTATCATAAAAACCTACTACACCACCACTTCTATCACTACCTGATACTTGTAAAACAGTTTCACTACCAACTGCTGCTGTTTGTCCTATTAATAATTGCCCTGAAGAATTAATACGCATTCTTTCTGTTTCATTAGTCACAAAAACTACGTTGTGAGCAGATGAAGTTCCAAAATATCCATGATTACCCTCAGAATATAATGCATTACCACCACTATTGGCATAAAAATCCCATCTTTGAGTTGAGTTTCTTCTAAAACTAACACCCCCACCTTGAGTTGTTGTACCATAATCTACAGTTAATACACCTATAGGACTACTCACTCCAATTCCAACGTTGCCTGAAGAATCAATACGCATTCTTTCTGAATTTCCAACAAACCAAGAATGATTGGTATTGCCTATATCCTGTCTATAAAATAAACCACTAGCAGCTTCTAAAAGCAGGTCATTATTAGCTGACCTATACATTAAGTTTCTGTTTGTATCACCAAGATTAACTTTGCTTGAAAGGTAAAGGTCTTTGAATCTTGCACCTGATGAACCTAAATCTATAGCATTATCTCTACCTGCATTTGTAGAAGTGTTATGAGGGGTAATTGCATCAGAACCATCTATAAATCTTAAACTAGTATCTCCTGTTCCAAGAGCCATATCTCCATCTTTAGCAGCAATACTTCCAACTGTTGAGCCGTCTTTTGCAAATCTAACAATATCTCCATCATTACCAGTTCTATTAAGTTGCATAACAACATCTTGATTTCTCGTTGCACCAATAAAACCACCATAGGAACCAGCAGACAAAGCAATACCTTCACCTGAAGACGAGGTCACATGAGCTACATTATCAGTAGTACCCACCAACAAGTTGCCTGATGAATCAATACGCATGGCTTCTGCGTTGTTAGTGTTAAACCACATATCGTGTGTAGTAACACCAATTCTATTGAATGCAGATGAGCTTCCTGAGTCACCAAGAGTTATATAAGCATTGGCATCTGTAGAGGTAAATCTAGCCAAACCATCATCAGCAGATTCAATATCTAATGAAAAAGCTGGATTTGTTTTTCTAATTCCAACGTTGCCTGTAGAATCAATACGCATTCTTTCATTTATGCTTTCTGTACCATCTGCTGATGTGTGGAAAGTCATATAAGCTGGTGCATCGCCTGAAGCTGCTGTAGCATCACTACGAATAATTATTGCTCCAGTATCAAATCCGCCACTTGACCATTTAATTCCTGAACCTTTGTTAGCACCATTGTTTGTATTGTTAAGTCTTAAAGTATACCCAACACCTGAGCGTGAATGTGTTGTAAGTATTCCAGTATCAGCATCGCCTGTGCCTGTAACTTCTAAAACTGACGAAGGACTTGCAGTTCCAATACCAACTCTATTATTTGTAGCATCAACGTGTAAGGTATCTGTGTCGACTGTTAAGTTGGCAGACATTTTTACATCGCCGACTATATCTAAAAGAGTAGAAGGAGAAGCTGTACCAATACCCACTCTTGAGTTAGCGTTGTCAACTACAAAGGTTGGTGAATCAAAAGCAACATCTCCTGTTACTGTAAGATCAGCAGGCATAGTAATATTACCAGATAGCTTGGAACTAGTTACAGTACCATCGCTTGGAGTTCCTATATTGACTGGGTTAATAACATAAACGGTTACGCCAAAGTCTGCTGTAACTCCGTCTGTTATTGTTAATGTTTGATTTGATATAGTGTAAGCATCTTGATCTTGGAATACACCATCAATAAAAACTAATAAGTTATCTTCTGCCGCTGGGGCATCTGATAATGTGAAATCTGTTTGTGGACTACCGCTAACATCTGCTGCGGTAAAAGTATCTACGGTTAAATTAGAAGACTGTAAGTTAATTAAGTTATCAACTATAACCTCTAATGCCATGCCGTCTGGCGGGGCTGTATCAAAAGTTAATGTGCTACCACTAAAAGAAAAAGTATCATGATGTTGCATAACGCCATTTAAAAAGACCATAGCGTTTGCTTCTACACTAGGATCTATACCTATATCATAATCCGTAGCACTTGATGCTGTGGTGGTATTGTAAACTGTTTGATTTGCAGACTTAGCTGCAATGTTTTCTTGTATGTCTGTTAGTAAGGCTGACGTTGCTCTTAATTCTGCTGCATCACTTGCACTAAATGATCTGGCGGTAGTGTTGTCGACACCCCTAACAATGGTAAGCGTATTACCACTTCTTGCTGTTACCTTTACTATTTCATTATTAGTACCGTCATCAAAAGTACAATAGAAATGTTCTCCAGACCCTAAGGTTGGAAATACAGATCCATCTGTGACGGTAGCCGTAGTGACACTGCTGTTTATTCCAGAAGCAAGCGTTGTTTTGGCGTTGTTAGTAAATTTAACAGCCATCTCGTTGACTCCTTAAATTAACTTACAGTAACAGTCCAAGTAATAGTCATTGAATCAGCTGCACCTTTATTTACAACTGAGAATACTGTTCTACAAAGCAATGTACCACTTGATGATGCGTTTAAAATACCAGCTTCAGTTATAGCCCCTGTACCAGTACCAGCACCGAAAGTTGCAACATATTCAACTTCGTTATTGGTTACTGTTGTTGAGGTTAAACTAACTCTTCCAGATTCACTGCCTAAAGCAGAATCTGATGCAGCCGCTGCGGTAGAGTCTGTTCCAATAGCCATGTGTGACATAGCTGTTGCTGTTGCATCTTTCATTCTTGAGGCAACATAACCTTTTCCGTCTGTTACAACTACATTTGGTATTTCTTGCACAACCTCATTGTTGATCGCAATACTTAACCTACCTGTAAGTTTTAATCCATCGTTTAACATTTATAGTCTCCTAATTTAATACACTAGTGTTTAAGGCTTGAGTATTAAGGACAGAACTTGCAGCACCCGGAATAAATAATACACTTATAGATTCAGAGATACCCAACGTATCTGACAAGCCTTTATTAAAAGATATCACTTCTGAGTCCAATAGTGAAGAGCTATCAGAGAAGGGTTTATTAAAGGAAATGACGTTTGTTTCGCTTATAGATACGCTGTCTGTTTTAGGCGTACTAAATGATCTTGCCTCACTATCAGCAAAAGAAAAAGAGTCTGCTTTTGAAAAAGATGCTGAATAATTTAGTTCTTCGGTTAATGTAGCTATATTGTCCTTATTAAGGATACTATCTGTTTGTAATGGATCTGTTGCACTTGCTAAATCATCTAGCGTTACAGCGTCACTAAAGGTTCTAGAGAATGTTACCACCCTTGAAAATAATTCAGACATTGATAGGCTGTCTGCTTTTGGTGTGTTAAACAATAATGCACTTGACTCTGATATATTTGCTGTATCTGATTTTCCTAAATCTAATTGCTTTACATCGCTTTCTGATATGGTGAGACTTTCTTCTTTCCCGAGTCCAGTCGCCAAGGACTCACCATCTGTAAACCCATAAGAGTCTCCAAAGTCTCTAACAAATAAAACAGATTTTTGTAAATTTTCTGATAATGATACCGTCTCTGTTTTGCCAAAGTTCATAGCTTTTACAGGGTCTGTATCCGTCATTCCAAAAGAATCAGATTTTTGTGGTTGTATGTTTAATACAGAAACCTCACTCAGCGTTACAGTCTGAACGTGTGGTGAATTATATTGAGATGAGAAATAACGGTTTAAAGTTTCTGCATCTAAGAACAGAACAGCATTAAGATCAGTATAATCTTGTGTTGTTTTAAGATTTACAAATTGTAAAAGAGCAGAAGGATCGCTTGATAAAGATAAAGATGCGAGTTTCTGTCTAGTGGCTGTAAGATGTAGAGAAGAATATTCTACAGTAAACTTTATAGCCATTAGTCAAAATCATCCCTCACACTTAATTTAATTAAGTCATTAACAGTTTGTATATTTCCACCTGATGTTGTGTACTCTACTTCAGCCTCAAAGAATCCTGCATCTTCAAAAGTATCTGCTGGAAATAACATTGAAACCTTTCCTGCTGTTGCATCTGTAATTGTTGCAACGATTGTTTTTAATATGGTTGTAGATCCTATTTGTCTTATTCTTACTCTTACAGTTCCTCCTGTAATATCTATAGGTGCAAAAGTAGAAGGATCTTCTTGATCAAGTGTTTGACCAGACGCTGCTGTGTTACTATCTTTTAAAGTAATTGTTAGTTCTGGAAGTGTATCTCCTTTAACTAATTTAATTGTTTCTGAATAAGCCATTATATGAACTCCTGATACTTAACAGTTAGTGGGGCTCCAACTCCACCGTATTTAGATTTTCTTACTGCAAGTGCTTCACCTTTATCATACATTCTTTTGTTGATGTCTGCTGCCTGAAGATCGGTCCAGGGGCTGTCCTTCATCATTTGAAGCCTATATAAAGCACCATGAATAATTGTTTCCTTGTATTCATTAATAATTATACTAGGAACTGTTGTTGCTGTATGTGTTGGTTTTAAACTATATAAAACATACAGTGTTTCGTTTTCTTCTGGTGTTGGTGCAAATAAAATAGTTTCTTGATCTTTTTGTGTATAATATTTAATCCTACCAGCACCATAAAAATTAAATATTGAAACGCTTCCTATCTGAGACTTTGCCTCTAGAGGAGAAAGACTTTTCTTTGAAAGAGCTGTGGTTGACGGAGATGAAGATCTGTATATGTCTAAAATATGATTTAGCTCAGCTCCAGTGGGAATATCTAAATTATCAGACTCGTACTGATTTATATTTTGTATAGTTAAAAATGGTGTTAAGTCTTGTACATAAATATCTGTATTAATACAAAAATCTATAATAGTGTTTCTTATTTCATCAAGCATTACGGCTCTAGGACAGTTAGGCACTTCCCTTTTAACCTTGGGTATAAGAGTGTCTATTTTTTTTGATACTGCCATGTTTTACTCTGATGGTGTTGCTGGTCTTGGTGTTGATCCAACATCTACTTGTTGTTTAATTCCTAAAGCATTTTGAAAAGCATTAAAGTAAGTGGCTGACTTTTGTAGATCTCCAGCATACTCTGTATCTTTCTGATACGCTCTATATAAAATATAATCTAATATTGCATTCGCGTAAACATCATCAAGCTCTATAGTATCAGTATCAGTTGAAAAGTTACTGATAGTTATATCTGCTGGTGATGCACTATAAACAATTTCTATAGTATTCCCGGAAGTTGAAGGATAGGGATATACATAAAAGTTTTTAGGATCTATTGGGTTATAAACATAATGCTCAACAAAGGTTGAAGTTTGGTTATACCAATCATCTATTTGATCGTCTAAGATCTTTCTTTCAATTAAGGTTATTGGATTTGTCTCAGGTGATATATTCTTGTATATATCTATTAGTCTTAATGCTGAAGACGGTAAAGTTTGTTTAGAGCTTTCAGCTAAAGTAAACGATTCGTTATTGGTTTTAGCATCTGGTCTAAATAAAACTATTTCTCTTTGACCATCATTCAAATAGTCAAGCAATTCCTGTTGACCCCATCTAACATTGGTAGGGTCTTGTAAGATTTGCTCAGCCTTATCAATGACATCAATAACCTTTATTGTTGCCATTTATAATCCTAATGATTCTTTTTCTTCTTTAGATAGTTCAGACTTTTTCCAAATAAATTCCCAATGCTCAGGTCTGTGCATAGGATTCCATGGCACAACCTTACCGTGTTCGCCTCTTGAAGCGATTGGATCTTTACCTTCCTTAACAACTTCAACTTCTTCCACTACTTCTACTGAAGATTCTAAAGAAGCAAACTGTTGCTCTAAATCTGCTAACTTATCTTTTGGATTTAATGAGACATTAAAATTATCTTTTGCTGCCTTTATTAATTCGTCTTTTGTCATAATTCTCTCACTAATATTTAGATGCCTATAAGGTATCACAAATGTGGTAATTCAATCTAGTAAGATTTGCATAAAAAAAGGGGTCCGAAGACCCCTTAAAGCAATAGCTAAATATTAAGCAGTTTGTAGCTTAAATTCGCCGATAGCTGTTGGTAAGATTACTTTGTAACCGTACACAGCTAAACCTCTAACGCCATCACCGAATGAAGACTCAAGTCTTACAGTTTCAGTGTTAGTCATTTGAGAAGCATAAGCAATAGCTTTTGGATGTCCATATAAACCAGATGTTACACCTGATGTTGTAGACAGGTTGTTAGATACATACATATTGAATCTATCAACTGTACCAATAAAGCCATTTCTTAATGGTGAAACGTTGTCACCTGTTAAGTATGCTTGTCTTAGTTCTGATTGCTTTAACACTGTTGCAACAGCAGGGTTGATGATCATGAATCTTCCATCTTCTGGAATATTGTTTTCATCAAGAAGCTGTCCAGCATCAAGGATATGTCCAAGAACAGTTGAAGATGTAATATCAGCAGGTGTGCTGTTGATGTCTGCTAAAGACGAACCAGCCGCTACGTTTGCGAATACATCTTGCTCGATAGCGATTTTCATGTTTTGAGCTGCGTCATTAGCTGCTTCGTTCATGAAATCAATATCTGCTTGCTCTCTTAAAATATCGTCAACTTTAAAAGCGTAGCTTTTAGCTTTGTTGATATCTAATTCGATAGTAGATGAAGTAACATCACTGTAGGAAATAGATCCTGTGTAGTCCGCTACTGATACAGCAGGAACTGTTCTGATGTTTACTTTGTTACCTAACCCTGAAATTTCTCCTTCGTACTCGTTAGTTGTTACTTCAGATAAAACGGTCTGAGCGTAAAACTTAGCTTGTAACTTCTTAGAGAAGACTTCAGGTATGAAATGTTGTTCACCAGCTGCAAAGCTAAAGCTTCCGCTTGAAGATGAATATGCCATTATAAATTACCTCTATAAAAAAATTATTATTTTATAGCAACAAATTAATTAGGGCTTTACTCTTCCGTCGGCATAAGCTTGATCAATTTCTTTCTCATGCTTTCTAAACTGTTTATCAGAAAGTTTACCAATTTCAGAGGCAGTCCAAATTCTTTTACTGCTACCTACATTTTGCTTCCGGGCTTTAGAGAGTGAAGGTTCAACGTTTTGTTTTGCCTTTTCTACTAACTCCTCTTTGGAAGCTTTTTTGGATACAAGACCTAAATCAGTTTTATATTTTGATAAGAGGGATATAACATCCTGTGCATCTCCTTCACTGGCTGCGTTCTGCCACATCCTTGATTGTCTTCCTAACCATAAAGTGAAATCTTCACTTGATGATACAGACTTCCAATCTGGGTGAGCATCTGCAATAGCTCCGTAATGCTTTTTATCTGCTTCTTCTTTCTGAGCCTTCAAGACCTCTTCAGTTGCCTGATTCACTTTTTGATCAACAGATGCGATGCGAGCATCAACATATTTCTGAAGCGGTTTCACTATCTCTGGGTAATCTTTTGCAATCTCACCTAGATCTATATTCACCTCTTCTTTCTGCTGTTCAATTCGAGTCTCAGACTTCATCACTTCCATAGCTTTGATTTTATTATCCATCTCAGCTATTTTAGATTCGAGTTCTTTCTCTCTTTGGGTAGCTTTGGTCATTCGTGCCTGAGCATTCTTGTACCTTTCTTCCCATTGTTCCGCAGATAATAAACCCTTATCAGATTTATCGTCTTCTTCCTGAATCTCTTCTTCTTGCTGATCAGATGCTTCTTCAGTTTCCTGAGATTCATCGGGTAAAGTTTCGGCATCCTCTACAACTTCTTCCGGGGTGTCTTCGACTTCCGCCTCTTGAGTAGCTAACCCTTTGGCTTCTGGTTCAGATTCCGTCTGAGAGTCTTCAATATGCTTCAACATCTCATCAGCTTCTTTTTCAAGCTTTTCAGCGATTAACTCGCCTTTAGTTTTTTCTCTTTCCATTTTTACGGTCCTTATGTGGGGTGTCGATAAAAATTACTTATATATGTTGGGTGTATCCTTTCGGGAGCCCAACGCATTAATTACTTTGTCAGCAATTAAATCTAAAGATACAATATATTTTAGAATGTCGCAACGACCTTGGCTAAAGCGGTAGTCCTCCGTTATTTCCAACTGGTCCCGCTCCATCTGGCGGAGCGACTCCATTTCTTCCATCAGGACCGACCACTCCGTCGGCATTTGGGACTTGATCAACTTGACCGCCTTGCTGGCTGGCAAGGATAGCTTGTTGTAATGCTTGCTCATCCATTAACTCCTTTTGTGATTTAATTACTTCCTCTGGATCAATATCTAATGATTTAGCAATATCAGTTAATAGTTTTTCACGATCAACCATTTGTGCATCAAGTGGATTATTGATAAGAGAAAGGAACTGTAGCAATCTTTGAGATTGTACTTCTTTCTGTATTAGGGCTGTGGAACCTTTAGCTACGACTCGCATATCTGATTTAACCAACTCGTCTTCGTTCCAAGTCATATTCCAATCATACAAAGAACGTATCAATGGTTTGGTTAAATAGTCGTCAATGTTTTTTATCACGGATTTTAAAACAATGTTTGCGTTACTCATTAATATAGAAATACCTGTAGCGGTTCTATTTAGTGAGCTTTGTGTTTGTCCGTGTGTGTATGATGGTAATGCAGTTGTTTCATCTGCAAACCTTCTAAATAATTCAATAACAGAAACCAATGCTGGTGAGTTGGATTGTGGTTGATAGAATCTAACCATAGGCTGATTCCCATCCCCACCCTCTCTTAAAAAGACTCTCCAAGGATATAGTTCTGTTGGATCTTCGCCTGAAGCCATGATATCAGTATTAACCTCAACCATAGGTCCTGAAGATAATGCTACGTTATCTAAATAGATTCTTGTTGCAGCATTCATGGTATTCTGTGAATCACGCATCATTCTAGGAACTCCTGTTCCCCAGAACGCATGAGGATTCTTTTCATACGGGAAAATAAAGTATGGAATGATTTGACCCGGTAATGGATTAAGTTGTGCTTTGATAACCTTACCTGATGTTATCCAAATGTTAGCACTGTACTCTTGGGCTAGATCATCGTCTTCATTAAACTCTACACCAACCTCTTCTAGGTCGTATCCGTTTAACGAACCCCAAAACTCTAGTATCTCAAACTTATTAGTGTCTGTTGTTCTATCGTTTACGTTTGCGATGTCTCTTCTGTCTTTTTCGTGCTGAGCTTCGTCATGGTTTCCATCAGGATTCATTTCTAAACACTCATCAATTAAATCAATGTTGAATCCGGGATAGTCTTTTAAATCTACAAACTCTTGTCTTGAGATAACGTGTCTTCTAAATATATCACGCATATCTTCCATAGATGTCGCAAAAGGATCAGGGTATAAATCAAATATAGATACCGCCTCCATTTCGGGGGCAGGACTTTCTTCATAAATTAAATTAAATCCTTCTTCGCCTTTAATCCATCTATGATCTTTATCTACTCTTAGTGTACCAGCCTTCATAGCACCAGTACCAAATATAACTTGTTCCATGATGGCATCTTTCATCTTACCTTCAAGGTTGCCCTCAATCGCTTGGTCGAGAATAGCTTCTTCCATATTCTCTACACGTCTTTGTGTTTCTTCTTCTAGCTCTTCTTTGAGTTCTTGTAATCTTGCTTGGATAAGGTCATCGACTAATCCGGGGTCAACGACTTGAGCCGCTTGCATAATCTCTAATGCAGCTTGTTCTGTTAGTTCTTTTTCTACTAGGGGTTGTTTAACTACAGGTGTTGCCTCAATAGAAAAGAATTTTTGACCGGGTTGAAATAAAAGGTCTGTCATTCTTGAGAAGGCAGCTAATACTTTTGTTCTTGTTAGACCAACATAGACTTGTGATCTGTCGCCCTTCTGTTGGATTTGGGCAAGAACCTCTGGATCGTATTGACCCATGAATGCTCTTAGATCTTCAATCCAATCGTCTTCAATGTCATCTCGAGCATCTTTATACTCTGTGTACTTTGATTCTAATATCTGTCCAAGGGAATTTAATTCAGTCTGCTCTTGATCGTCTGTCTCTACGGCGGCTGATATTCCTTCAGGTCCTAACTCTTTATCTATATCCATTTAAAAAAATTGTTTTTTTACCCGTTTAAAATTTTGTCTATGTTTCCTTGGCATACTATTTAATCCAAACAAAGCAATAGCGTATGCCATTATTCTATCATCAAAACAACCATGTTGGGCATTTGATATTCCTCTAGCATCTACAACATAAGTTCTAAGCTCATCTATAAGCTCTTTATCTACTATACCACTTTCTCCTTGGCGAAGTAAGTGTGCTAAGTTATCAATAATTAAAGGCTTTGTCTTGCTTGTTGTTAAGAAGCCTGCACGTCTTGTTAATTTATCTGTATAAGCATCATCGACTGTTTGCTGTACATAAAGATTAGGATAATTTAATTCTTGTATTTTTCTAATCGTAGTTAGACCGTGATTGTTTCTTTCAATAAGTGTCCACGCTTTATTATAAAAATGTCCAATCTTCGCAACGATGTACGCGAGATCGAAGGGGTCTACATGACCAGACCATGTTGCAACTTGATAGCCCATATGATCTAGAACTTGTATGACAGAATAATCTCCATGCTCCAAACCTTCGGCAACGTCTACTCCTATACAATATCTTAAAGAATCCTTTGGATTCTCGAAAATTTTTAGCAGCCCCTTTTCGTGAGGGATAAATTCATTCTCTCGCACGTCGTAGCGGGAAATCGGGGTATAGCATTCAACGGCTGCTTGATCTATATATTTAGGCTCAACAAATAATCTACCTGTAGTGAGGAACGCCTCCTGCGGGGTAGACGGGTATTCTTGCCTAAATAAATCTTCGCCACCTAGTTCTTGT